TAACACAATCTCATAAAGATCAATAACTGCTGTTGGGGCAAGGCGAAGTAGCTCTTCGGCTAATGGCTCAAACGCTTCCCAAGTACACGTTCCATCAACTAACGTCTGCGTAATTTTGAATGGAAAAGCAGGCTCGTCGTACTCAAACTCTGAGTAAGTATCAAGGGTGTCTGTCGTTCCAGCAACAATGCACTTAAACGCAAGCGTGTTACCTCTGTTGGGGTTGGCGCGGACAACGTCGCCAAACGCATAAGCTTTTGCAGCTTCCCATTTATGTAAGTCGTACCGATAAGCCATTAGGTTTCAAATACCTGAACGAAGGTAGCGATGACTTCAGCTCGATCAACGAAGGAAATTGTCTTTGTCCATTCCTGGCAAACGAATTTACTGCTGGATGCTTCGCCTGGTGGCGTGTAGCTAAAACTTTCGACGCCACCACGCGCATCTAGAAATGCTTCGATCGTGTCGGCTTCCGTCTCAGATATGCGAAACGTCAGGTTATAGATCTTGGGATTCTGGTTAATGCCAAACGTTGCTCGCTGGCTATAACCACTCCCAAACTGAATTGAGCGCACCGCTGGCGCACTTTGCTTTGTCATCCCTGGTGCGGGATCAAAATCGGGGAAGGTACTCATTAGCTAGACAATAAGCCTCCAGGTCGTTGTTGTTTGATCAATTCTGCCTGCACAGCCGCTCCAATCAACCCTCCGAGCTGTTTACCGGCACCACTGTCACCTGAAGCAGAACTGCCTTTGGCATCAACGTTAACGACAACGTTTGTCGCACCACCACCGCCAAGTTTGTTGTTTGGAACGATTGTGCCAGAAGTGTTTGGAACGAATAGCTCAGGCCCGCGCTCACCCACGATTGAAGGCTTGCCAACTGGTGGACGGCCTCCATTTGCAAAGCCTGCAAGACCGCTAAATATGCCAAGCCCAGTGCTTTGAAGAGCAGTGTTGACCCCAAGCTTTAAAAGAATGCTCGCAACATTGCGAAGCGTGTTTGCTGCAGCATCCGCAAGAGATTTAGTTTGATCAACTGCTGCGCTCAATGTATCAACAACGCCACTAGCAATGCTTTGCCCAATTTGGTCATATATACCTTGAAGTTTTTCAGCAGCTGCGGCTTGTGCCTCTGCAAGTGCCTTTTCTTTTTCTTTTAAATCCTCTGCTTGCTGAAGACGCACCGCATTTTCCTCTTTTATTTTCTGCGTTGCATCAACTTGAGAGTGCAGATTAGTAAGTGCCTCTACCTCTGCTTGAAGCTGAGTCTTTGTCAATCCTTGTTTATTCTCTAAAAGTTCCCTAATTTCAATCTGTCTTTGAAATTGTTTTGATTCTTCTTGCGTTAAAGCAGAAGCTAAAAAGGCTTGATCTTCTAAAGACCGAACACGATCAGCAGACGCTTGGGCAATTTTTGCCGCGTTGTCAGCGTCTTTGCTAGTTGTTCCACTAGCCAAAGGGCCATTGGTTTGTTGGATTTTGTTTGCCGCAGGGGTTACAGAATCAGACTTGTTAAGAGCCCCGCCAACCGCTGCTAGCTCCTGCACTGTTCCAGATATTTTACTCGCGACACCTGAGACTGCTTGGCCTAAAAAGCCACTGACTGCTTTATATCCTTTACTTGCCTGTTCAATAATAAACTTGATTGGCGCTGGAAGTTGCTCAAACAAGCCCGCCATGACTTGCTTTATAGTGCTGGCTAAACCAGAAAAAACGCCAACTACAGCTTCACGAATATTATTGGCCAAAGTAAGTACATTCCCAATAACAGTCGCAGCCCCTTGACTAATTTTAAAATAAAGGCCGGTGATTACATCGGCTGCCAGACTGACGCCTTTCATGACTGCTTGGAATCCTTGTTCTAGTTCATAAGCAAGGTTAATGTTCTCTTTAAAGGGCGAAAGTGCTTGGAAAAACGCTTGCACCCCTGAGACCACCCCACGAATTGGGGCTAACAATATCTTTAACGCAGCGCCAAAGACTTCGACCGTAACCGCAGCAACTTGAAAAGTACCTTTTAACAAAATGCCTAACTCTGATTGATCAGCAAAGATGTTTGTAAACGCTGTTTGCAATCGCTTGAGAGCACCATTAATTGTGTCTGAGGCTTCAAAAGCTGCCTTGGCCGCAGCACCTTGAGATTGTTCTTGGTTCTCTAACAGTTGATTATATTTTTCCGTATTGTTAAGCAACGCCAAAATTGACGGGCCTGCCTCTGTGCCAAAGGCTTTGATGACTGTGCCAGCATCAGCCCCTGATTTTTCAATCTTCTTAAGTGTGCCAGCTAATCCATCAGCTTTTAACGTTGAAGCATTAATTTCAATGCCTAGCCCTTCAAATTCTTTGCCGACTTTCCCTGCAGCAATTGCAGAAAAAGCAGTTTTCAAGGCTGTAAATGTAACTTCTGCCCCCTGGCCTCCTGCTGTAATTTGAGCGACAGCAGCGTTGACCTCTTCAAGCGGTACGCCTAAAGCAGCCGCAACAGGGGCCACCTTTGCAATGTTTGCTGCATACTGACCAATGACAATTTTGCCGTCGTTTTGAGTCTGAATAAAGCCGTCAACTAATTTGCCAGCCTTGTCAGCCTCTAAGCCATAAGCATTTAAGACAGAAGTTGCAGCGTCGCCAACCGTATTGATGTCAGAGAAACCACCAGTTGCGCCTAAACTTGCTGCTTTTAATATGTTTGCGGCATCTGCTGCATTGGTAAAACCTGCTGATGCAACGTCATAAGCTGCACCTGTCAGCTCTACAACGTCCGCTTGACCAGCAAGTTCACGACTGACATCAGACAAACGTTTCGTTAATTCTTCACTGTCTACCCCAAGCGAACGGACTTTTGCTTCTGCAAAATCTTGTTTAGATAAAATAGAAAAAGCAGAAGTCAACGCGCCAGCAGCAGTTGTAAGAACTGCAATAGGCCCTAAAGCCGCTTTAAATGCAGTTCCTAATGCAGTAACCCCAGGCACTGCGGCTTTTGCCCCAGCCCCAGCAGCGGCCGCAGCCTTGCCAGCACCTAGAAATTTTCCCTTTGCGTCGTTTAAACGCCCACTAGCGCCATGAGTAGCGCCAGCGACGCCATCCATCGATTTTGCAAAATTCTTGGCATTTGCTGCGGCCTTGGTTGAGTCAAGAGCAATTTCTACGCGAGAGACAACGGCCATGCCTACTTACCCATTGCTTTGAGTTTAGCGCCCACGCTTCGTTTTCTTCATTGCCGCTTCTTGTTCTTCGTTTAACAAGTCAAAATAAGCCGACCAGATCAAAAGCTCCTCCAACGTCACCTCTTGATTGAGCTTTGCCAAGCTATAGCCAAGCTCCTTTGCAACGCCTAGCTGCAGACGCAGTAAATTATCTTTTTTCAGTTCAGCCTTCAGCCTTTTGGGTCAACCGCCTCCGCGCTGTCCTCTTCAATAACCGCAAGCATCAAAGATTGCAGATCAGCGTCCCGAACATCGTTCTTAAGTTCTGCTGCTTGGCCTAGCTGGAAAAGCCGCTTGCCATCCTCATCCTGCGCTTTAAGAATTAGAAGCTGCAATGCAAACGCGTTCGTGTCGTCGTTAGATCCTTTTTGAGCACGTTCGCGCTCCGCCATTGTTAATGGAGAACGCCAAAATACAAACTCTGAGCCGTCAGACAAGACAACAACTTTTTTAACTGGTTGCAAGTTGGCGGCTTTCTTTAGCTGATCGAGAGCACTAGGCACAAAAGATAAGTCTTATTCGTTGACAGCTTACACATAAAAAAGCCCCTGGCACAAGCCAAGGGCCACATAATCTGTTGCTCAAACTTAGGACTTGGCGAAGTCGAAAGTTGGGGCTGCAGAAGGTCGGAATGAGATTTCTACACTCTGAGCATCGTCTGGCGTTACGCCATAGCTTGCAGAGGTCAACACAGCCTGGAACTCAATCGAACGGCTTGTAGCGTCGTCTGGGGAAGTTCCTGACAACACAAGGTCGGTGTAAAGCTTGAAGGTCGCACCAACCTGTTTGCGCTGAATCACATCCTCAATCAAACGACTTGCAATGGTTGTGTCGTCGTCAGTGGTGTAAACAGTGGCGGAACCGGTGCCATCAGCAAAGCCAGTGACAAAGCTGCGGAACGGTGCGTTTTGACCAAGCGTTCCACCAATGGTGGTTACATCAATTTCTTCGCGAGTCACCTCAAACGACCATTCACGAACGTCGCCCACTGATTGAAATTCAGAAAACTTAATCGTGAAAGCACTGGTGCCGTCAGCCCCGTCGTTTGACAGGGCAAGTACGGAACCGCCTGCTGTTGCAGAAAACGTTGCTGCTCCAGTAGAGGCGGTGTAGGTCTTGACGAAAACGGGAGTTCCTGCCGCCAAACCGCCGGGAAGGGTTCCCCCGCCAGTAGTAAACGAAACTTTGTCGTTTACTTTGAAGTTCAAAAACGTTCCAACGTTGATCGTGTCGCTGCCGCTGGTGACATTTGCGGCTTTAAACGTGCTGTCGGTGCCAGCAGGCTTGTAATAAAGAGCGCCGGACGTACCGGACAGAACAGTAGCCATAGTGTTAAGCGGTAGTGGCTTTCTAACCTATTGTAAGTAGGCGTCAAAAGTTACGCTGACCTGAGTTTGGAAATAACTCTCAGGGGCAGACGGCGTAATTGTCAAGGGTCCAGAGGCAGGGTCGAAGGTGACGCTGCTAACAGTAACGCGATCAAAAAGGTCTTTGACACGCTCAGCAATGGTGTAATTCGCCCCTGTCCCAACGCCTGCTTTGGTAAAGATGTTGATTAAAACAATGCCTGTTTGACGGTTAAAACCTGTTGTTGGGGCCTGCAAGGTGAAATATGCGTTGTCGTTAAATTGAAGCTGCACCTGAAGCCAGCTATCTGTATTTGGCGGAGTGAACGACGAGTTGGCATAAACGACCGGGATAGCTGGCGAGCTTGCCATTTCAGTGGCAATACGCCCTTCAATAACAGCACGAACGTCGTTGTAAGTGCTGGTCATGATTCTGCCTCGATCTGTGCCGCAAGCGTAGGAATAATGGATTGAACACGCTTCGCTGTTGCTCTTACCCAGCCAGGGCCATTTGTTTGCACGCTGCTGCCCTTGCCAATGCTTGCAGTTTCAAGCTTTTCGGCATACGGCAAATTGTTGTAAACGCTGTAAACGTTGCCTGCCCGTTCTTTTTGATAACCAATTTTCCTTGGCTGATTTAAATTTGGCTCTGCATAAGAATCTTGGCCTGGAGGCTCACCAGGAAATGAAGCATCGTTTTGCCCTACAGCCCAACTAAGTTTGAAACGGCCAGTGTCTACCGGGCTTTTTTGCACAAGTGACTTGTAAGTTTCGGCTACTGCAGCAGTAATTAACTTTTCGTATTTGCCTTTTACGTGTTGGCCAACCTCAGTAATTTTTATATTTCTGGCCATTGTTATGCCCTCAGAATTAATTCATGAGTAATCGCTGTGTTGTCTTGCTCCGTAGTTTCAACACGAATAATTTGATGCACAATCGTGCTGATCACAACGCGATCTTTTGTCCCAGGAGCTGACGGCAGGTCAGTGGCCGCGACCGTTAAACGTTTGTCACCCTGCTGAATAAGCTCATTTACCTCGCGAACGCTTACACCCTCCAGCACGCCTTTAACGTCGGTGTCGCTGGTTGTCTCAGTAATTGCGCCCGTTGTGGCGTCATACGTGCCAGCAGAAACGTAACGAACTGTCACATCACCACCGAACGTTGCAATGACCGTTCCGGCCACTTTTTCAAGGGATTGAGCAAGTCCCATCAGACGCTATAAACAACGACATGACCAGAGGTCAAAGTAATCGAAGTGAAGATCACGCCTTCAATGCAAGCGCCATGGTGAATGTCAATCGCAGACGGAGCACCTGATCCGTTTTCTTTGATGCCTTCAGAAGTCATTGCGGCAATAACTGAGTTCTTCAAGGCTTCCACCTTGTAAAACCTGCCAGTGTGCTCAGCTTGATCAGTGATGATTGTTGCCTTTGACGGCGAATAACCCATGCCCATGATCAGCTCCGTTTGATTGCGATGTTGCCTGGTCCGCTAATTCTAAGCCCTGTCAAGTAACGCTCAACCATTGGCGGGATTCGATCTGCACCAACGGCACCAGTCTTGTCAGGCGTTACGTCAAGGCTGCCGACTTTGACGTTCTTAAAATCTTCAAGGCCGCCAAGGCTGATGCCATCAACATTGTTTTTCAAGTAAACAGCAAGCTCAATCTGAGCACGCTTGACCTGATCAGGAACTTCTGTGTCTGCGAAGTAATCGTCGGAAATGCGGAACGGAAACCCGGTCGCGTAAGTATTGACGTAAGTATCGGGCTTTCGCACGCCAGTACGCGGCCATTGCAATGACTGTGTGTCGGTGGCGCGTGCGCCTAAAAATCTTTCGCGGTCAAGCCGCTGTGTTGCTGCTGTCAACGCACGATTACGCGAATCTGCGTTGCCTGTCGTCCACTTGGCAGCGTCAGTGCTTTCAACCATCGCCTCAACAAAAGCGTCAGCCTCAGCCAGCGTTATGTAGCTGTTGGCGCTTGCGTCGCCCGCTGTTGCGTTGATTGTTACTGCCATCGGGCTTCACGTCAGAAGTCTTTGATTTTGGCTTTTCAGGGGCGGAGGCCACCGCTTGCGCAGCAGCCTCGCGTTCCTTCATTCGCCTGAAAGCGAATAAACCCATCAGGAGCTTGCGCCCTTCAGAGCTACAAAGGAAAGGACAATTGCCTCTCCCAATGAACCTGAAGACAGGTTCGCAACGGTGATCTTGAATGAACCGGCAGCGATGTTGGTTGCTTGCGCCAGATAAGCGCCAGCAGTACCAGCAGAACTGTGATTTACCACCACTACGTCAGTGGCGCTGATCTCGCTGTTAGTAACCACGAAGGTCACTTCAGCAGCAGCCGCTAGGGCTGCATCGTCAAGGGTGATTTGACCTGAAGCTGCGTTCAGAGTCACACCTGTTGCTTTGCTAGTGGCCTGGGTGACAGTACCGCCAGTTGTCGGGCCAATGAGTTTGCCCGCTGTTGCCTCAAAAATGGATGCCATGGTTAATTACTCCCTCAATCAAGGTTAGAAGTGGAAGTAATCCGCACGATCCCAATGTTGTTGGTCTCGTAAACCTTCGTCCAGTTCCCAACCGTTTGCAGTTGTGCGCGGGTTGGATTTGAAACAGCAGAGGAGAACTTCGAGCCCACCGGGTGGTAGACGTAATGAAGATCGATCGACATTGCATCACTCTTGGCGAGGATGTCGCGATCGGTTTCTGTCTGCAGGCCAAGCTGTTCGCCGGAAGCGATTGCACCTTGGGTAAACAGATAGGAAACGTACTCTTTGTTCGGGGAAACCCCTGCACTTTGTACGTCTGCAGAAACGATTACACGCAGCCCCATGAAAGTAGGAACTTGTGGCTGGCCAAATGCGTTTGCAGTTGAACCCTGAGTTGCCCCAGTGTCAGCCGCGCCAGTGTCGTCATAGATGAAGTCGATTGCACGACGCTCCATCAGGTCGTAGTACACGTTGGGGTGTACGCAGATCGCAGCGAGCTTTTCGCCTTGATCGCCAAGCAATGCTTTTGCTTGAACGATTTGACGTGGCCCAAGCACGGTTGGTGTGTCACCAGATGCGCCATCAACGGCTAGGCCGAGGAAAGCACCACCAGCGGTGTCACCAACTGCGCCGAACACACCACCAAGGCAAGAAAGAAGATCTTTCTGGCGCTGGTTGGCAATGTAGTCAGCAATCTTTGAACCAATGGCAGCCATCGGGTCAGAACCAGCAGCCAAGGCAGCTAAGTCCCGTGACTCGAAAGCACGACCACGGTGCAAGACAGCAGCAACCTGCTTGTCTGCGGTGATCTTGCCTGGGGTCAGTGAAGAACTATCAGTAAGAACTTCAAAGTCACCAGCAAGGTTGGCTTTGTAGAAAGGAACTTGAACAAAGTCCCCACCACCCTCTGCAGCATTTAGCTCAGCCATTGGCTGCACCACACCGCTTGCCAAGAAGGCATCACGCTGAGTGGTTTGCTCAATAACGTAAGGCGTAAATACCTCAGGGATGATGATGTCGCTCCTAAGAGTCGCCATCTGTCAAAAAAAGAGAATGTTTACGGTGTGGGCGTAACCCGATTGGCGCGGCGTAGCCCTGCCATTAGGTCACATACTAACGGTTAGCTGCGTTTTTCAACCTTTCATACATGTCACGATCAGTTTTAAATAACCGTGATTGTTCTGTGAGGTTGAACGTTTCTTTGCTAAATGGATTTTTGACACCAGCAACAGAATCACTTGATGCCCGCCCCGACGGTGCGCCACTGCCCTGTGGCTTGGGTTGCTTTTGCATCCAAGCTGGCAAAGTCTTGGCCCATTCACCGACAGGCGTTCGTTGATAGCCATCGACAACAACTACGGTGCCATCAGGCTCGCGTTCGATTTGTTCACTCGTCAACTTGGTTTTTAAAATCAAGTCTGGGTCATGAACAACATCAGCCAAAGCACTGACAGCAGGCGTGATTAGCTCCAGCTCACGAACACGCGCTTCAAGTTCAGAAATGCGTTTGTCCTTTTCCGCCGTCGCCTCACGGAACTGTTGCTCCAAAGCTTGTCGGGCTTCGCCGTACTTGCCTTGCTTTTCCAGGTCTGCTTGTTCCGCCTTAGCTTTGAAGTCCAGTAACTCCTGAACATCAACGCCATCAGGAATCGCTTTAGTCTTTTTTAGCTTGCCGATTAGCTCGTGGTTTTTGCGTTCTAACGCTTCAACGCTGCCTTTTAATGACTCAAGTTCAGCGTTGTTTTGAGGTTCAGAAGACGTAGTCTCTTGAATTTGCTCTTCAGACATGTGCAACCCGTAGGGCTTATTTGCTCCTAAAGGTTATCAGCTCCATTTAATTTTGTTCGCCCAGAATGCGGCACTTGTTTTCCCTTTGGCAATATTTTTCGCATGACGCGCTTTAAAAGACGCACGCTTTGCGATGATCATTTGCCTTTTGGTGCCGCCTTCAATTGTGAGCGACGCTTCAGAACAGGGTTGCCCGTGCTTTCTGACTTGACCCGCACAATGGGATCAGCATCAGTGCCAACACGCGTAATCGTGCCACCGCTTGGCCCCTTGACTGATGCACGCTTGCCACCGCTGCCGGTAACAACACCAAAAGTCCGCTTGCCTTGGTAAACCCAGCTAACGCGGGAACCTTTCTTCACTTTTTCTTGCCTCCTTTCTTTTTCTTAGCAGGCTTCTGAGGTTTTTTTGGCCCGGAATAGCTAGGCATCAGGATTCCTCCTTAACTTCTGTTTTCTTAGCCACAGCTTTTTTAGCTGCAGGCTTGGCCTTCTTCTCTTCGCCCGGAAGCGTGAGTTGAAATCTGCTATGAAGCTTTGCCACTTGGATTGAGGCGTTTGAGCTGATCTTAGGTTAACCCTTACAGCAGCACGGTTCAATCAGCAGCAGGCTTTTTAGGTTTTTTTGTCTCGTCAACAAACTTGATTCCGTTTGCTGCTGCAAACTTCTCCATGAAATTTGGATCTTCACCCGTCAGCTCAGGCATGAAGTCAGGATCGACCTTCCCCATCTCAAGGGACATGCCAAACCTGTCGTCGCGTGACTCCTCAGCCATCAAAGCTGTTCTATCTCAATAAACCAACGATACACCCCTTGGGAGGTTTTGTATTCGCTGATCTCCTCTTTCCTCTGGCTTTTGATTTTGTACTTGGCCCCAGCAGGCTGCAAGACTTCGCCTTCGTCTTTAAATGTGCTCTTAACATCACCTGAAATGTCAACACCACGTTTGTTTTTCATAGACAAAATAACTTCATTATTGTTGCCATTAAGAAACTCTCGCTTCAACGTTGGGTTCTTGGTCCAGCTTTCCATCGCTAAAGTCTCGTTGCCTGACTCAATTCCTTTAACAAGCTGCTCCAGCTTATTGTTATCCATATTCATCCCACGTTTTACGACGCCTTCATATTTGGGGCCGCCTTCTAAATAGCCCTCCATTTTGGCAATTTTATTTCTTAGCCCTTTTGGTGCCTTTTCATAAACAGACACTTGAAAATCTTCGTAGTAGTTAAGCCCAACGCCTTGCTCTTTGGCCATTTTGAACTGTTCTGCACGCATCTTGCGGAAGTCAGTGCCAGACCATGCTTCAAGTTCTCTCCGAGGAGCTTTGGTTGACTTGTTTGTTCTGGCCTGCTCCTTTAAAACCTTTTGATACTTAAGCCGGCCTTCTTTCGATGCTTTTACGCTGGCATCAGCTTGTACCTTTGCTTTTAACTCTTGCAGCTCTGCAGATACTTTCTTGTATTTTGTTAATGCGTCTTTGGACGGCTTGGCTTTAACTAGCTCTGGCGTAAGGTTTTTCAGCTCAGCTTGCAATGTTGCCAACCGTTTTTCAGCGACAACCAAAGGTGCGCTTGCTTGCGGCTTTAATGTCTCTTTTAATTCTTTTTCTAAGTTCTTAGCCTTTGCTGTTGCCGTATTAGCCGCTGCTTTTGCTTTAGCAGTGCTTTTCTTGGCTTCGTCAAGCTCCACCTGAAGCTGTTTAGTTGTTTGAGGCTTAGGAGCAGCCTGTGGTTTGGGTTTAGGTGCAACCTTTGGCTTGGGTTTGGCTTTTGGCTTTACTTTAATCTTTGAAGGATCGCCATAAGCCTTTTTCAGGTCTTCAATTGTTTTTTCTGACCCGTCTCGACTGACAAATTTTTTTATCGCATCGGTCGGCCCATGCTTTTTTACCAAACGGTTGAAATACGGAACCTTTTCAGCACCAAGAATCCTTGCTTTTTCTTCCTTGCTTTGCTTGTTTAACCATTCACCGTAAGTCGTGCTTTCAGGCACTAATCCACCAGCACTTGATCTGGTGTCTTCCGGCGGTGGTTTTATACCCAAGCCTTCGTAATCAACAATTGGCACAGTCGCAGAACGACAGTTGAAATGCTGCGGTGGCACTGGCCCCTTGCCATATTCATGGACCGTGCCATCTAAAGCTCGACAAATTGGTGATGTCCTGCCATCAAGCGTGGCCACGTATTTGTATTTTTTAGTTACCTCTTGATTAGCCTCAAAGACTTTTTGGCTTGCAGCGTTTGCAACTTGGTTGATGCTTGTACGAACAAGAGTTCTGATTTGTTGGTCTGCAGGAATTGTGGCTTGACCACCTGCCGCAATGATTTCATTGATGCTGCCTGATTGACCCTGTTGCAAGCGGCCTTTCAAACGTTTCACAATTGATTCAGTTGTCTCACCCTGTAACAAGCCATTCCTGACCGATTTGCCAAATAATGCTGTTTGCCGTTCCCCTAAATCTTGGAATGCCTTTTGCAAGATCTGACCGTTTGGCAGCGTCAACGTGACACCATCGGCAATTGTGACCGTGACCGCTCTTGTTGCTCCAGTTACAGCAGCCTGAAGATCATCACTTAAAGAAACTACGCCAATCTGTGTTGGGTCAGTCGTCACAACAGCTTCAGCAAAGCCAGGGGAAATTTTTACAGAATTGACTTTGGGCTTTAGATCAGACGGTAAGACCTTTCGCAATTGGTCTTCAACAAAACCAGCCTCAACACCTGCTAGTTCTTCAAGCTCACTAATTGACAGCGATGTGCTTTGCCCCGCCCATTGGTTAACACTGGTTTTTAATTGCGCGAGAATGGACCTAAGCCGTGCAGCCTTGCCAGGCGCAGGCAGCCCATCAAGCCCACGAAGCTGGTCAATAGCGTCAAGAACAAGATCGTTGTATGCACTGACAATCCTTTTTGATACACCATTTCCATATCGATTCAGGTTTATTGCGTTGTTGTAAAACTCAGCGGGTGTGCTCATTTTTCATAGATGCCAAGGGCTTTAGCTTCTTCAATGCAAACAACAGACGCATCAGCGCCAAGCTTTAGAGCGTTATCCAAGATTGACGTAAACTCCGCCACGACATCTTTGTCATAAGTCGCAATACTGCTTTCGGTCACGGCGCAAACCTTGCCGTCCAAATACCAAGTCAGTCTGATAACCGCAAAATACTGATTCGCAAGCCTGTCATGCGAATAAAAGAAATCCCGACTTGATGGTTGTTCTGCCTTTGGTCTGCGCAAATCATCAAGCCACCCCATCGGTTGCCTCCGGTTCTCCTTCAGGCATTGTGACTTCCTGCTGCGGGATTGGCTGCGGTGTTTCAAGTAATCCGCCAGCCTGGGTTGCTTCCAGCTCAGCCTCAACATCAAAGTCATCTCCAAGCACTTCCCCTGCCTCTAGCTGCAACAACAGCGTTTCTTGTGTCACCGTGCCAGCGGTGTAAAGCTGCAACAACGCTTGAATCTCTTGTGGCTCAAGTCTTGCTCCCATAAAGTCACGATTGACAAGGCTGCTGCCAGCTTGTGACTCCTGCAGGTAATCAGCATGGAACCGCAAGCAGTTGTCGATCATGTCTTGCATCTGCTGCGCGACAACCATCATGGTGCTGTCACCTTGGCTGCGATCAATCCGTTTCGATTCGGCTGTTTCGGCTGCAAGC